AGATGCACAAAATATAAAAGGTAAAATTCAACCTACTCAAAAACAAAAAGGTTTCACAATATTAATGGATAAAAGATTACGAGACTTAATGAATGCTGAAGTATCAGCAACTCAATTAAGAGGTAGAGATGGTCGTGTAGCAAAGAAAAGAGCATTAGAGTCATTATTTGATGACCCTATGGCAGAGAATAAAAGGTCAAATGTTAGGAGCTTTCCAATAGAAGCTATAGCAATTAGAAAATTACAAAGACCAGGTGACAGAATGCAGATGGTTGAAGTAGATGATGAGGGCGTGGAAACAGTAAAATCAATGAAAATGATTGATGACCCTGTACCTGACAATCAATTTATACCACCTAATCAGAAAATATTAGCTGCGTATGATAAGTACGGTCCAGATGCTGTAGACAAAGTAATAAAACAGTTGCAAAACTATATAAGAACTAATAAGAACTTTAGATTAGGTCCGATATCTATTAACGACATACAAGATGGGAATATAGAAAAAATATTTATGACTAGATTTCCAGCAGGTATTTACTCTGGCATGGGTGTTCAAGATGGCGATACCTTAATTGATATAATAGCCCATAGAGCTACAGAAAAAGAATTACTAAGAGCAACAATTATACAAGATGAAGCAGATAAAGTTATTGCTTTAAAAAAGAAAGGTCTTAAAAAAAGAATTAGTAATGAAGTCTCACAAACTTCAGGTTTATCTGTCCAGCAAAAAGATGATTTAATAAATATGAAATATGCTCAAGCAGTAGAAGATATAGAAAATGAAACCAAATTGCAAGTTGCTGAAGAATTAGCAAAAGTAAAACCAGATGCGTTTTTAGAAATAGCTGCTGAAGAAACTATAGAAGAAATAAACGAAAGGTATCAAGCTATATCAAGAACTAAAGATAGTGGTGCGGGTGTAGCTACTGAAGTATTTATAGCTGGAAGAGGAACACAAAACTTACCTCAAACACCATTAGAAAATCAGGTTAAGGCTTTATTAGCATCTCAAGAAATAGCTGCAGAACAACAAATACTTTTCTATATGGAAGAGTACAACATAAGCAGAAATGAAGTATTTCAATTACCTGAATTTAAAGAATACATGGAAAAACTTAATAATATGACTGGTACAGAACTAGAAGCTATGGGCGTAAAATATAAATTCAGCGCCACTGGTGCATTAGAGGCTGAACTTATAAGAATAGAAGCCGAAGAAGAAGCAGCAGCCGATTATGGTTACAAAGAATTTACATTTGGTAGATTTTTAGACCCAATGGATATGGAAGCTGTAGATGAAACACTTGGAAGTTTGCCAGGTGCTTTTGAAGATAGAGGTGTTGTTGGCGACCCTACACTCGAAGCTATTATTGATACTCAAAAATCTCTAGTAAAAGCATATAAAGATTTTAGAAAAATATATAAAAACTCAGGTATTAATACAATTAAAATAGATGATGATTTTATTGATAGCGAAGTTATTGTATCAACAGATAGAAAAAAGAATTTAAGTTTTGCTAAAGGTACTGAACTAAGAAAAAACTTAGAAATAATTGCTCAAGAAATTATTGATGAACAAAGTTTAATGGCTTTTAGTGTAATGTTGTTTTCATCAGGAGATAACAAATTTATTAACATAGCTCTGAGTATGTTGAGTAGACCACCAGGCTCATCTAGTGATATTATAGATTTTAATATTATTGACAAAGGGCAAGAAGCACAGATTAGAGAAATTATTTCCAGACTTGAAAGTCATTTTGGCAGAATGGGTAATGTTGCACAAGAAAAGAAACTAATTAGAGACTTTATAAATAGGAATAACCTGTAATTTGTAACTATCGGTTAATATAAGTTTATGCCAAACACAAGAGATACTTCACAAAAAGTACCACCTGATGCAGAAATAATTGCTAGGGCTTGGGCTTTATCACAAACACCAATAACTGATTTAGTTGGTACAAGAATTTCTACAAGGCTACCAAGAGATGCTGGTATGCCATTCTTAGTTTTATTTAGAGCAGGTGGTAACTTGCTTAATCCAAGAAGTGAAGCACACATACAAAATGCATTAATACCAATGGAATGTTATGCAGGTAGATGGGGTGGTACAGATGATACTGCTGTTCCTGATTATGGTGGTGCAATGACATTGGCAAATACAGTGATTCAGGCAGCTTTCAACTATAGTAATGAATATATACAAAGTAGCGATGGTCTAAAAGCTAAAATATATAGCTTTGACATTATCCAAATGCCTACGAGGATTGAGGAGACAGCTACTGGGTTAGGAAGATATGCTATAGCATTATCTATGACATATAGAGATGCAAGCTAGGAGATTATATGTTTGGTAAAAACGAACAAGAGAATAAAAAAGTTAAGGTAAAACTTAATCCTTTATTTGATAAAGCAAACTCTGCAAGAGATGTTGTGACTGGAATTGTATTTCAGTCTAACGAATGGGTGGTAATTGAGTCTTCTGACTGGGATAGGCTTAAGGAAAAGACTTGGACACTAGATGGAAAATCTTATCCTTTACTTATCGTTGATGAAGAAGTCGCTGAAGAGGAAGACAATGATACTTCGGATGACTATGTGGATAATACCGACATTGAAGACTTTGCCGAAAATGGCAGTGTCTTGCAAGATACTGAAGTAGAAGAAGAATAACTAGGAGATAAATTATGCCAAGTACTAATGGTACAATATCTGAAGTTGTTGTCGGAACAGGTATACTCTATTGCGCAGCCATCTCAAATGATGGTTTAGCATCAGGTGATTATGTCGCATTCCCCACTGATAATGGTGGTGCATGGGCTGACCCTGCTAGTGGTTGGACTGATGTAGGATACTCTGAAGATGGCTGGACTCTTGAAATGGATAAAACATTTGAAGACATCATGGTCGCTGAAGAGATTGACCCTATTGCTACTTTCAAGACTGCTCAAGAAGTAAGATTAACAGGTGAGCTTGCACAAGCATCACAATCTAACTTACTATTGGCACTTGGTGGTGGTACTATCACAACTGGTGATGGTTCTAATGGGTACCAATCAGGTTACAATGCTATAACACCACCTACAACTGACAATTATGATGAAAAATCACTATTGTTAATTGTTGATGGACCTAATGGTGCTGACAGACATGTGGAAATTCCTCGTGCTGTCAATGTTGGAGCTTTTTCAATGGCTCATCAAAAAGCACCTCAAAAGGTCGTTATTGCAACCGAGTTTAAATTGCTCGCACCAAAAGCGAATGCACAATACCAAGAGTTGTTCCGAATTATCGATAACACTAATGCAGCTGTTGACGATATGTTTGACATCAACTAATAATTAAAAAATAATAATGAATGTTAGGAGGTCAGTGTGGCTGACAATAAACAAGAAGTAAAAGACTTTGACTTGGCTTTAGAAGAAGCTGAGGAAAAGAAAATAGTGGTAAAAATGGCTGGGGTTGTGTATACATTCCCTCATGCTTTACCTGCAAGAACTGTACTTGCACAAATGCGTTGGATGGATGAGACAGGCAGTATGCCTACTCAAGCTATCCCAGAGTGGCTAGCATCTATAGTCGGTCAAGATAAACTTGATGAGATGTTAGATAATGGTGCTACTTGGAACCAACTTGAAGATTTGTTAGGTTATCTTTTAGAAAAATATAATTTAACACAAGAAGATGCTGAATCGGAAGTAGAAGTCGAATCAGATGAAGAGGATGGCTCCCCAAAATAGCATTTAAGCTCAGTGAAATTTGGCTTCGCTGGGCATCTGTAGAATCAGACTTTCAACGACACTACAGCATAAGTAATCCTTTAAAGATTACATGGAGAAAGTTTATGATTTTACTTGTCAATTTGCCAATAGATAGTTCAAACTTCTATGCACCTCATTATTCTGCGTTTATGGATGGTGACACATATGAAGGTGCACAAGAAATAAATAGTAAAAATCCACCTAAAGGTTGGTGGAAAAAAGAACTGGATAAACAAAGGGGTAGAAACAGACCTAGAGAAACTGTCTCAATAGATGAGTTCATGGGTGATATGAATAAGAAAAGAGTCAGGTAACAATTAGGTTTATATGAGTATTAAAGGTAGAGAAGCAGCCAAGGTAGTAGTAGGTTTAGACTTTGTTGCTAAAGGTCAATCTTTAGGTAAAGCAACAAAGCAAATTGAAAACCAACTGGTTCAATTACAAAGAAGGTCTGCATCTGTTGGTAAGCAAATGGGTGCAATTATCCCAGCATTCGCTGCTACTGGTGCAGCTGCATTTTCAGCATATAGATTTGCAATTCAACAAGCAGTACAATTTGAAGATAGCTTTGCAGGTATAAAGAAAACTCTTAACTTCGTAGATACTGCAACTGTAAAATCAGCTGATAGGTTTGAAAACTTATCAAATGAAATTAGAAATATAGCTAAGACTACACCAATCGCTACTAATGAATTAAATAAAATTGGTGAAATTGGTGGTCAGTTAGGTATAGAAGCTAAAAACATAGGTGCTTTTATTGGAACTATTTCTAAATTAACAGTAGCTACAACTATGGGTGCAGAGGATGCAGCCTTTGCTATATCAAGATTAGCAAACATTACATCAACAGCCGAAAAAGATATTGATAATCTTGCATCTGTTCTAGTTAGATTAGGTAACGAATTTGCTGCTACTGAAAGTGAAATAATAAATACTTCCCTTGGTATAGCTACTGCAATGACAGCATTAGAAAGTGAATTTAGTAATGCAGCAGTAGATTCATTAGCTTTAGCTACTGCTCTTAAGGCAGTTGGTGTCCAGTCTCAATCTGGTGCTACTGCTATACAAAGAGCACTAGATAAAATGGGTAGTGCTGTTGCTGCTGGTGGTAGAGAGTTAAGTTTATTTGCAGACTTAGCAGGCATGACTACTGTAGCATTTAGAGACTTAGCCAAAGTTGACCCTGCAAGAGCATTTTTAAGATTTTTAGATGGTATTAGAAGTATCTCTGTACAAGGTGCAGATACAGTAAATATATTAAAAGAATTAGGATTACAACAGCAAAGAACAGTCAGAGCGTTAAGAGCATTAGCATTTGCATCTGAAGATGTAGAAAGAGCATTGTCTACTGCTAATGAAGAGTTTGCTTTAAATACAGCTTTACTTACAGAAGCAGAAAAAAGATTTGAAACTACCACATCTCAATTAGGTATTCTTAGAAATAATATACAAGATATAGGTCTTGAATTAGGTCAAGGTACATTACCTGCAATCAACAATGTGATAGATGGATTAACAACTATTT